GATGCGAAGAGAGTGGAACTTCCAGCCCAAGAATACGTCCCACCGCTGGCCTTTAACAGATATTCATTGGCTGCTGGGTCGGCTGGCACCGGAACGCCTCCCGTGATGCCTGAAACGTCCGTAAGTGCTATCTCCGGTGTTGCGCCACCAGTTGATGTGATCGGTGCTGCTCCCGTGACATCAGTGACGGTGCCGAGTGTCGGAGCCTGCCAAGAATACGTCCCACCACCTGTGGCCTCTATAACGTTCCCGTCGTTGGTCCCGTCCAGCGGTATAGGGACACTGGCAACAAGACCAGTCAAATCTATCTCATCAGAGCCGCCATCTTGGTGAGTCGTAGCGTGTGCTGCCGGGGCATCTGGCGCCGCGAACTCTAACGCTGTTTCTCCGCTGTTTACGCGTAGCACCTTCAGGGAGTTTCCCGGAAAGTCTACCGCCGGTTGAAGCAGCGACACGTCAACGCCATCGACCGTGCTGTTCGCAGCCATCGTTATGTTGCCAAACATGCCCATTGTACCGATGTCATTTACGTACCACAATAGACTATCTTCATCAGCGTCAGTAACCGCTAATACTTGAGCCACACCAGCAGACGCATATGCGTTCTTAAATCTTGTTATTGTCCCCATTACTGCGTTCCCGACAACATATAAATTATTTGGTGATAATGAGCTTATTTCTACATAATTGTCAGTCCCAGTAGTGCCAACTGAGAATGTACCCTCAGCACTTGTCCCGGTAAGCGCAGCCTTCTCTACGCCAGCGTTGTTATAAAATCTAAGTGTATTGTCAGACCCATCAATAACCACACGTTGCCCAGACGCACTGGTCCGCATGGTGAGGCCCGTAAGTATGCCAGATATGATGTTATCCGCAGTCAAGAGACTTGTCTTTATGACTCCACCGACAATAACGGTACTATCCAGCAGCGCAAAACCAACTTCATCCTCATACCCGACAAGCCCAAGCCGGTCAATAAGCGCGCCTACAGAATCGGCGTATGCCTTCTCGCTCGGATCGTATCCCGATGAGAACGTTGTCGCCGCACTGATAGAGAGATTATCAGCCTCAATATCTATCCCCTCAGCTGACGCATTGATAGAGCCGATAATAGCCAACGTATCGTCCGTTGCGCTGAATAGAGGAACGAAATTTAGGTATTGTGTGGTAACTTGCCCTGCGTAAAGGCTATCCACAACAGCCACTCCGGCGCGCAGCTTTCCAGTGGCAGGATTAAAGAAGTAATTCACATAGTTATTAACGTCAATCGCGGCAACCACCGCTGTATCGAAATCATAAAGGGTAACCATTCTGCGCCCTGCAACATACGATATCGTCTCAGCCTGCACCTTCACATAGTAAGTGCCAGGAACAGCCGCAGGAACCGCCAGAGAGTCACCATACGCTGACGAGAACAGCGAATAGTCACCGCCGCCTGATACCTTATACCACACATGATAAAGCACCATACCTGTCGTATCTGCCGGGCGCCCAATAATGACGGTGATTGAATCTACGTATGCAGCACCGTTCAACGTTCTGAACGATCTCAGATTTACCGATGGTTGCGGCAGAGCATCAGGCTGTCCATGCGCTGAGATCGGCATAAGCAGAATAGCAAGCAACAGAAGTTGGAGTAGTCGTTTCATTATTTCTCGCCTATTCCGGTGATCGGTTCGCGTTGCTCGATGATCGACTGGATGTCTCCGTATGCCGTAGACAGAGCTTCATTGGCACGGTCCAGCGATCCTTTTCTGAGCCAGCACTGCACCTCGGCAAGCGTGATGATGATTTCATGGTACGATGCGTCGAGCTCACACGTCACGTTGTCCAGATTAATGAGGAAATAGTCGTGGGTTACGAAATAGAACGTATCTGCACTGCTCCACGTTGTTGCCCCATCGCGCACCGGAGATACGGTAAACGTTCTGTCTGCATCCGAATCAGTAACCACATGGTATTTATTCGTGGTGATATTGAATATTACAGTGCCATTGTAGGTGTCAGCCACCGCTGAAATACCTTGAGATGCGTCCACAACAAATTGCGTGGTTGAGGCTGGTGAATCTGCCGCCATCGTGAATGGGTGTCTCAGCGGGTTTGGGACTTTTAGGAAATACACATCGATTGCCGTCAGTGTCGATGGTAGCGGGAATATCGTATTGGCGAAATTGAAATACATCGGGTTCTGGGTGGTCGGGGTGTAAAACGAATTTTCCGTCTTCTTCAGATCCACCAGACCGACAGGGTTGCACCACAATCCAGATGTGTTCTTTAACATTACGATGCCCATTATCCCCTTCAGGACATCCTTTGACAGTGCCGACAATAGCACCTTCGACGATGCCAAAGCTTCTGCTGAGTCCAATACTTGCAGTGCGGCAAGCAGATCATTCGGCAATAATGACGCCATCACAATCTGCGAGTTCTCAAGGCTCTGCATCCTGAATGAGTCAGGAAAAGCCTTCTTGTCAGGGTCTTCGAGTCTGAGACCGAGATTGTCAAGCATATCTTGAGCGGTCATGGCTTACGTCCCTTGCTTGTTGGTTCCAGTCGTTCCGATACCTGCGGCACTCTGGTAGATTGAATTCAGGGCAGTTATTTGAGCTTTTGCTATTGCCATTGATGCGTCTTTGCGTGTTTTCTTGTTATCCATCGTCCAGCACTCTGATTCCGCAATAGTCACAATGATGTCATGCAGTGCCGGATTTAATTCACAGGTTTCAACATATTGAGTCGGGTCGGTGGTGGTCGGGAGCATTGAGAGCGTATCCCACCAGTTCGTGACGAAGTATATCTCATCATCGCCCCAATTAGTCCCTGACGAATCCCAGTCTTCAACCGTAAACAGGTATTCATCTGCACCTCCTGTGGCATCGTAGGCAGTCACGACATAAAATTTATCTCGACCGACTGAGTAAATGACTCCACCGACATACGGCGTATCGTCTATGTGCGCAAGTCCCTGCCCGGCATCACCCTGAAACACGGTTGGAGACGCGGAGCTTGCTGCGCTGATGTTAATCTTGTAAAACATATTGTTCGGCTCTTTGAGATAGTATACGTCAATAACCGGATTTGTGACCCCGGCGTCAACATATATTTTCTCATCGTAAATGTAGCATGTTGGATTGTACGCCGATCCATTGAGGTAAGATATTTCCTCTCTTTTCTGCTGTTCAATCGTTCCCATCGTGCAATACAGGCCACCATTGATCTTCACCTTCAATATCCCCTGAGAGCCGCGCAACACCGGAAACGACAGACCCGAAAGCGCGTATTCACCGGCTGTCGCGGCCAGGCTCGTCTCGACAACCTGAAGCTCAGTCAGATAGTTGTTGTGCAGTTTGTGCGAGATATTCGCCAGAGCGTTATTGAGTGTTCTCAGCTTCATCGTGTCAGAGAAGACGGCGGTAGTCCCTCTGGTACCATCCTCATTATTCAGCCGCATGGCAAGATTTTGAATCATTTCTGTGCTGTTCATGGCTCCCACCTATTTTAGTCGTGCTCTATGCGAATTCTGTTTATTTCTGTATCCGTCGTTGTCAAGGTGGCATCAACAATCTCAACAATGAATCTCAGCGCCTGGAATCGCGGATACACCGTGTAGGTATTGGTATTTGTCGCCACCGGCAGTGTGTGAATCTGGAGTATCTGCACGGTACCTGTCCCGGTTGCAACATACGTGTTTACTGAATCTACTCCGGTGAAGGTCTGGGTGGTCGTATAAGTCATGCCGTTGTATGTGACGTTGGTGTAGTCGTTCACGTAATACGTCACGTCCTTCTGGATATCCCCGCTGGCGATGTCGGTTTCCTCAAACACGTTCAGCGTCAATGCGGTGGCTGATTTGTATGTGATATCAATCTTTCTCAGCACGGCCTCGAAATCATAGGACATCACAAATGTTTTCGTCTTGATGTGTATCCCAACAGTCTCATCATAGTCGAAGTCGTAAAACTTCGTGTCCCCAGAATCCCACATCATCGACTGACCATTTTCATCAAATGAGAATATTCCTACCGTCTGCCCGGTGTTTATCTCGCGCCATGTCCCTTCATCCATCTCATACGCCCACAGAGCCGTTCCGAGCAAGAACATAGCTTCTCCCCACTTGGCGTTATAACTTGCCTTAATGGCCTGCTTCTGAGCCAATGTGAGGGCCTCGTACACATCATTGATAGCCTCGGAGACGCGAAGTCTGTCCAAGGGCGTTCTGTCGGTCTCCGCAAGGTTGTTCGGACTCAGCATATAAATGCCGTCATAGCTACATACAAACAGGTTATCCCGGATGGTTATTGCGCCCTGCTTGGCAATATTTCCTATTCTATGCACAGCCTCAGAGAATGTCCACTTGGAAGGCTCATCAGGATAGGTCGTGATATCGACCCGGATAAGCCCCTGAGTAGTAAGATATACCGGGTTCTGGTAGACCTCCTGAAGCCCCGTGATTGTGCCACCACGACCAATATTGACGGGGAATATATTCCCCACCGGGTTCACGTCCGGCTGTCCAACCTCGGAATAGCTGCCGTAATTCGGGAGCGTTTCTGACTCGCTTCCGGGATTCAGGATGAGATTTGCTTGGAACAGTCTGCCGCCAACCATTATCGCGAATTCAGAATTGACATTCACAGACGGAGAACCAAGAAGCGGATGTAACGCACCGGGAGTGACACCAGTATCGTAGAGATAGAGGGTCACATCATTTCCAGAATCGATGAAATTGTATATCCCATCGGTCCATGACATCACGCGATACGCTCCCGTGGAAGACGCTGCACCGAAAGTAGCTGTGGCATGAACAGCATCACCAGAATTATCATCAAGTATTCGCGTTTGCGCACCGCTGTTGTATGAGATCACGCCGCCGATGTACTTGCCGGTTGCGAGGGCTTCATCTGGCAAGATGATGGTGTTCACTCCGGTGAAAGCTCCTGTAGTACCGGATGCAAATTCAGTATCCCCAACCTGGTTGTTCAAAGACCACGCATAATCCCAAAGGTCGGTAGTAACTGTCGTGGAGTCAAATTCTAACAGTGTGTGATACCCTGTGCCGGGGTTCACGATGTTATATTGCACCCCCTTCAAGAACAAATAATAAGCCACACCCGCGTCAAAAGAGTATGCCGATCCCGCACCCTCAGCCAGCCCCGGAATATATGCGTAGTTCTTCCCATATTTCCCAGCGTTCGCGTGAGTGACAACCTTTGTGGATGGCCTAAGAAGGTCGATGAGATAAGCGAGTTTATAATTTCCCACAAAGTCGGTCGAGCGGTAGAGCTTGATGCCCGTGATTCTTTTGTTATGGCTGGCTTTGGTGATAGTGAAGGATCCATTCAGCCAGTTGTGCGCCGCGGAAACAGTGAGCCCGTATGTCTGCTCTGACAAAAGACTCTCCTGACCCCCATCATAGATATATGACATCTTGTAATACAACACCTCATTCGCCCCGAATGGCGCAGATGCGAAATACAAGTCCAGCCCTGATGTGATTATTGACAGCGTTGGAGCAACGATATTCGTTGGCTCACAAAAGAATTGAGCGGTATAGTCTCCCGGGGTGACAAAAAGTCCATCAAAGAAATCACGGTCTATCCAATCACACCAGATACCCTTGCACTCACTCGCTCCAACAACGCTGAGATTTCCGGGGAGTACTCTCAGAGTAGTGCCATCCAAGATTATCGGATTCCAGTCATTCTTGTGATAGAACGTGTCAGGGATTGAGAAATCAGACGGCGTCGAGAAATTCACCCACGTTTTGCTGGCTTCTACCCACTGATAAAGCGTCACCACATTTGTGCTGTCATTTATGACCACGGCGATATAGATGTAATCATGGGTTTCAGACGACTCGTAATTTGGTCGGTCGAGATTCGCGTTCAAGTAGGTGGCAATGTTGCTGGCATCGGCAATGGCAGAGTCGATCAGCACGCCAATGCCGTATGTTTTTTCAGCCCTGCCGTTTACCGGACGCAGATTCTTGAATACCGTCAAATAATCATTCGTTATATCTTCCGGGTCAGCATGGGTGATTACACCCTTAAATCTGTCAATATCAATTATAGGCACTGTTAATATCCCTTGAGTATGTTGAAGCGTCCACTTCTGCCACTCCCCAGAGGATTAACACCAGGGTAGTGATACGTCCCGCTCATCTGGGCGTCAGACTCATCCGTGCTTTCGTTGTACTCTTCAATGGCCCTGAGTGCGGCTTGGTACTGCACCAGAGCCTTTTTCGATTCGGATATCAATGATTCTAAAGCCAGCCCGACAAGCGCAACGTGAGTGAATTCCTCAAGCTCACAGTTGGCGCATACGTATCCTGTGCCAGCGGTGGTGTACTCTGTGACCGCCGATACCCCGGTGAAGGTATCTCCTGCTTCGTACTCAATAGCGTTGTACGTAACTGTGGTGTAATTATGAACGTAGTACACAACATCTTCGAGAATATCACCAGTCGCAACGTCCAGCTTAATCACCGAAGGTTCGCGCCGATACAAGATATCAATGGTGTAACCGGAATAAGGAATAACGTAGATCGCGTCTCCACGAATTGTGTAAATCGGGTCTTGTGTCCAGCCAGACCGTGGGGCGTTGATATACTGTTTATATTCTTCTAATGATACTCTGCGGCAATAACCATAATCATCGCCGGTGAGCTTGACGCCATCGAGCCCTTGTTTCCGTCTCCAGACCAGATTGTCCAGTGTCGTCAGATCGAAAGCACCAGTCGTGGAATTGAGTGCCTGGGCCGTGACAGCGGTGTCGAGCTCACGTATCACAGCCCTATGGCACTTAGCCAGTAGCTTGTCCTGAGCGTCGTTCAGGAGAACAAGCAGGAGAGAGCGCGTCAACTCCTTCTTGCTCAGATTATTCAAACCAATCTCCATTAACGACAACATATCAGGAACTATCATGGCTTATTTCTCCGATCCAGCGATTTTCTTAATGAGATTATCGCGCTTCATGTTGTGGGTGAATTTCACCCCGGCGGCCTTTGCTGTTTCGCGCAGTCTTACAATTTCTTCATTGGCTGTTTCGACACCTTCGCCTTCTCCGCCATCATCACACTCAACGTCGTCATCATCATGGGGGGCGGTCTCGGGAGCGTCATCATCGGTCGTGGTATCCTTGTCAGGTGCGGGTGCGATTTCATTGAACGCGGCGGGGGTATCAACCCATCCGCTTCCAGCGGCCTCGTACTCTTCCTGACTGTTGAATATCCTTGCACCCTTTTTCTCGTTATATCTGAAGCACGGGTATGCCTCGGGGGGGGCGGTATGTTTCTTGTCTTTCCTTGCCACTTTATTAACTCCTTTGCGGGAGGACAGTAGTCTCTCCTGCGCTGCGGCATTTTCAGCCGCTTGCGCAAGAGATGTGGATGTGAGGAATTGGTTCATATCAGTAACCAGTCCATATTCAATTTATGGGTTAAGGAGCCTGAACGTAACTTGTCCAAGTGCCGGTTTGCTCTGTCACCATCCAAATAGCAGCGTCCTTAGCCACGACAGTCATGGAGCCGAAATCGCATGTCATTGTGGCGTATGCGGTCCCGTCGATGTCATAGATCGAATCAGTGTCGGCGTCAACAGTTATCAGCAATGAATCGCCGTCAGCCACAACAAACGAGAACGGTATTCCTGCCGCCGGCTGAGGGAGTGTCGCCGTTCGCTTTGCCGAGAGTGGGAAGTATACTGATAACAGCCCTGCCTCGGCAGCGGTGAGAATATTCGCGGCATCGATAATTTCAACATCGCGAGTTGCCCCCACGAGAGGCGTCACCGCGAAATCGATACCACCTGAGTATCCAGTAAATACAAGCTGATCTGACGTATTCGCTGTTATTGTGCCGGTATCATCGTCTGTGGCGAAGGTGGTAATTGTCGGTATGCCTGCGGGGACACCTATCACAATAGCGGAATCTGCAAGGTCGGATAGGTATGACATCCGGAATGACAACCCACCGGCGGCGTCGGAAACTTGCAACTGGTCACTCGTATTGATCGACAATCGTATTTCATCATCGTCCGAACCGAAGAAATCAATGACAGGTCCACCAAACGAACCTAGCTTAAATACAAGGGAAGAGTCTTCATACCCCGAAGTTATGGCCGGTCGCAGCGCAATAACCCCCTGTGTATCGAGCGTATCGGTCGCAGACACATAGTCTGTTTCACGATTTGTCCCGATACCGAGAGTTTTACTGGCAACAGTGGTGCCGAGAGTAGTGCCGTCATTGTAATTCAGCTCCGTGACGGTCAGCGTTGCGCCATCGAGAATATTCACCTCAGCCGCAGTTGAAGTGATATCGGTAAGAATGATATCCGCGAATCGGTTGTTGATATTCTCCGACGCACTACAACTCAGAATCAGTGATGTGACGATGGAGACGATAATGGCAAGAGCGCCGTAGTTTCTGATAGTCTTCACAAGAACCTCCTGATTTAATTATGAGCGATGTGCGAGGGCCGGGCAAATGTGCCCCCGCACATACTCGCTACCGATGTACCCGTAACGGATACAACCACTACCTACCCGAGGAGTCTGCACGCAAGCTCAGGGTACAGGCACTTAACTCCGTACAGAATATCCACACGGAGAGTTTCCTCGGTGGTGAGAACATCCCAGTCCTTCGTGACCATGACGGAAAGACCTTCGTGCGATTCTCTCGCTCTCCACGGGGCGCCATCAGGAAGCTCGATGGGCACAAACACGAGGCCGAACGCATTGCGATGGAATGCAAGGTTGGCAACGTGGGAATCGTAAAGAGTGATCGCAGCACCGTCAATCGGGAGCGAATCCTGCTGCTGATAAGCACCGGACGAAACGATTGCCGGGGATACCGTAACAGATGCGGCGTTCGCGCCAGGAGTGACGTCGGTAACAACCGTGAATTGTTGGAGCTGACCGGTCGTTACCTTGCTGACGGGATTCACCGCATAGTCGTTGGCAACCGTGAAAATATCACCGGCGGCAAGTGCACCTGCGGTATCTGCGTTGAAGCCATCGACATACAAGGTTGAGGTATTTGCGACCGCACTGGAAGTGACATAGGTGTTGCCACCAGTACCTACAGCAGCAACATCCGAGCCCGTACAGACCAGGAGCGTGCTGGTATCGTCCTTGGCTGCACCGACAGTATGACGGGCGATATTCTGGTCCTCGTGGATCTTCATGCCTGCAAGAGTCGCGAGGTATCCTTCACCAACCATATCATCGACACGGTTCTGGAGGAACAGCCCCTTGAGGTTGTCAGCCAGTGACCAGTTCGCAGCCGGATCGAGAACGAGGCGCCTCGTGTCCCTGGGGACAGCGCCTTCGTCGAGTTTCTGCGCAGCGGCACCGAGAGCGGCGAATGACGCAGGGGTTATACCAGCGGTGCCAGCGGCATTGAACACATTCTGGTAAAGATTGGCGAGACTGATATCCACCTCGTTCGCCAAGACAATCGCGGCGGGAGTGATATACCGCTTACTGAAGTCCTCGATGGACAGAGTTTTGTCGGTCGAGCTGTAAGACATCGGGACCGACCTCCACTGATCGACATTAAACGTCACGTTGCCTTCAACGATGGTGTTCACGTTTCCGGTAACGTTAGCCTCCTTGACCACGGCGAACTTGACAGGTTTGCGGATCGTGACTGCACCGCCGGTCTTGGCAAGGAATTCTTTCTTGAATTCGCGGTGAACCAGATTGCCGAATACCATGTGGTTACGAAGCTGGATCAGCGTCTCTTTCGCGACCAAAGATGGAGTAATATATGTTCCCATGATTTTCCTACCTTACGTTTTTAATGGATGTTTCTTTCGATGTGCGTCATATTCTTTAAACGACATATCAGCTTCTGCTTTTCTGCTTGCACTCTTGCCGCCATTCAGCGTATCAATGGGCTCAGGTGTGTTGGTCAGCTTCTTTTTTGAAGCCGGGTTATCATCAGTGGCATCGCTTTCATTATCGGGATCAGGGTCAGCCTTCGACCCGCCTTCGGCCTTGATTTCAGCTTGGATTGTTGCCTGGATCATGCCGATTTCAATCCCCATGGCTTTGTCACTTAATGCCGCGATTCTCGCAGACTCATCAGGATTATTCCCGAGATGGTACGCAATCTCGGCAGCAATTGGCGATTCGATTACCGTGTCATACAGAGGTGCGGACATTTTTGCCTTGGCAACTTCGTCAAAGTCATCATGCCGGGCTCTCGCGGCGTCGAACTGTTCTGCTACTTTCGCCTCTTTCTCTTGCTTGGCAGTAAGTCGCTGTGCTGCATGTTTATCAGCATCTGCCTTGTCATCCTTGGCCTGCAATTCTGCGCGGAGTTTATCGACCTCGGCTTTTGCTTTTTTGTCAGCCCTCCAATCAACCTTCGCTTCCTGGAAGTCATCAAAGTTGTCGAAGTCTTCTTCTTTCGGCTCAGGAGGTTCGGCTTCAACTTTAACCTTTTCCTGAGTCACGCCCTCAGCGTTGTCCCTGTTGAGAACGTCATTGCGCCACTTGTCAAGTTCAGCCTGAACAAATTCGAGTTGTTTAGTTGTAAACTCGGTCTGGTCAACGGCATTCTTGGCAACTCTCTCAGCGTCCTTCTGCTTCTTGACTGCTTTGTCAATGCGCTTCTGGACGCCTACTGGTGTTTTGTCCTTCGCCGGTTCTGCATCGTCATCCTTGGCATCATCATCACCATCATCGGTCTTCTGGTCATCAGCCTTGGAGTCGTCTGCATCTCCGTGTTTGTCGCGTTCGCCTGAAGCTGCATCAAAATCATCATCAGCATCTTTTGATTTGTCTTCAACTTTTGTTGACTCATCTGACTTCGCTGCATCAGCGTCGTTGTTTTCACTGTCGTTGGTCAGCGATTTAACGTCAGGAGGTGTATCGAAGGTCACTGATTCGTCAGTCACCAAGTGGCCTGCATCCTCTGTCGTCGATTCGTCTGTTCTTGAGTCTTGCATTTTCGATTCCTTTCAAAAGCCTGGTGATAAGTCGCCAGTAACATGCTCGGCGTGCCGCACCGATACGGTTTACGCTGGTACTGCTTCTTGATTCGCAGGCATGAGTTCGCCTGTTTTAAGTCTCAGCTCTACTTCTTTGGTGTCAAGTTCGATTTCGTTTATCTTTAACTGCACCTGCTCCTGAGCGAGTTTTGTTTCCTCTTGCTTTACTTTCAATTCGGCAACAGAAACCTTGGCTTGGTCCTCAGACTGCTTCGTCTGCATCTCCATTTGTTGTGCCTGAATAGCTGCCTGCTGCTCCGGTGTCGGACCCTGTTGCTGTTCATCCTCCTGCCCCGGCTTGGCGTTCCTGATTTCAGGTGGTATCAATGCCTTGACTCGTGCGGCCATCACATCAGAATTCTTCCAGTCAAAGTTCTCAAGCCACAGATCGCCAAAGACGGTCATCATGTCTGGATTGGCATTGATAATGGTCATCATGGCTTCGGCGGCTTCCAAGCGCAGCGTGTTATACCCCGGACCTACCGAGACTACGACATCCATCTTGCCAACGCTCATATCGTTCATGATGCTTTCAATGGCTTCAGTCTGGCCATCAGGAGTCTCCATCACTGGCTCATTCAGCGTGATAACACTATCCTTGCCGTCTTCACCGACGATTCTCACAACCCTCGTTGAGTCATAGACTCTCGGGATCATGTCAACCATCACGCGACCAAGATGGGTCATCGCTCTGGCGAGATTGTCTATGTAGCCAAATACTGAGTTATCGCCTTCCTTCTGACGGGCGAGAATAGCGCGACCTGATGTTGCGTTGGTCTTCTGCCCGAGATTGTCACCGTACATGCCAATGGTGTCTTTGATTTCCTGTGCGGCAATCGCAGATTCCTTTGTGATGCCTTCACCAACCTGCGGTGGCGCCTCTCTCGTCGGTTTCAGCTGCGGAATTTTCGGATCGACATTATAATAAAGCACCGACCGCTGTTCAGTATTGGCGTCATGCCACTGCTGCTCATATCCCTTCGTCATCGCCTTTGTTGCGATATACGGGGCTTTCGGCGCGAGTGCCAGCATCTCAGCGGCAGTGGTGCGCCAATAATTATACATCCGCTGCGCATCCTTCGCGAATCTCACGATGCCACGGAAATCGTACACGCCATCGAGATTGTTGTACTCTCCCCAGATCGGGATCAGCGTGATGTATTTCGATGGTATCTCTGTCGGGCCTTCGAGGATGTCGCCACCAGACAGCTTCATCCAGTAAACCTTCTTTGCCGTTACTTGGCGCTTCATGCGCGGCTTCACTGCTTTCCCGGTCTCTGGGTCTATAGGCAGCTCCCGAACGACCGTACCATCCACATCATCAAGCTGGTAAATCGTGTATTTATCCTTTACGCGGTAGTAATACTCAAGGATAGTGGTGGTCTTGCCTTTGTCGTCGTTGTAGTAATAATTCCCCTCATTCGCGGGAATATCACTCACGGCCTTACCGGGGAACATATCTTCGTAATCACTGATGAACATCGTGTCCTTGTAGAACGCGAATTCACAGGTGTCCTCGGGGTTGAATGGGTCCATCATCGGATCGAAATAGCAAGCAAACGGGTTCTGAACCGGCTTGATAACTAACTCTTGGTCGAACGAATCATCACCGACATACCTGGTGTTGAGACGAATAGCGCCGCGTCCGCAGGTGGCAGTGTTCTTGATCCCTGTGTCATATGCGATGTCAGCGCGGCTCTGGTTTTCTACATTCTTGATAATGCCGTTGTATGTTTCGGCCTTCTTTGGATCACCGGCATCATCGACAGCATACACCTTGATTGCAGGCCGATTCTTGCGCTGGTCATTCACAACCTGGCTGATGAATTTTGCAAGTTGATTCATGACCAATACAGGGCGCCGAGCAGCGGTACGCTCTTCGAGAACGTCTGATGGCCACTGGTCTCCGTTGGCAAACCGAAGATCGTTCATCGCCTTCTCGCGGTTATCTCTGTCATAATCGACAGTATCTTGCCACCGGTCCTTGGCTATCTGAAAATTCTCAGGAGTTGCCTGGTCGCTTGGCTGTGAACTATTCATTATTGGCTTACCCTCGCGGTTTTCTGCAATACCTCGCAGTTGCCGTCAGTGTAGTTTCCGGTTTCAAACCCAACTCTGAACCACGCATGACCGACATTAGAATGGTCAGTGACTGCGGTAGTGCCGGCGATTGACTTCGTTTCAATGGTTGTCCATCGTGTATCAGCATCATTCGGACGGGCTGGATCGAAAGTATCCAAGAGCCACTGCACTGAGAGAATTCCACTGAGTGCGCCACCGCTAACTGTCACGTTGTCGATATCAAGAACGTCATTGACGGCTCCGTTATTCTGGAACACGAGATAGACGGTGGAGGCAGTCTTCGACTTGAATGTGTCGGCATACGTCGCGGCAGAGCCGATGCTGACAGCCGCAAGCACGTCACCGGCATATACAGCTCCGGCGACCGGGACTGTCGTCCCGATGGCAAACTTGGCATTTGCGAGCGCAGGAACGTCGGTGGCAGCCACATCGAGGGAATAATCATACAGCGCACCAGGAACAACCGTGATTGCCTGATAAGAATTGCAGAACAGCGGTGTAGCAGCAGGTTGCGTCAACCTCATCACGTTTGATGCCGCCGTGATCGTGCCGTACACATTGGCGGTGCCATTCTGGCCGGCCCACCCAGTGATGTTCCCGGTGAAAGTACCGTTCGTCACAAGGGCAGTACTCTCGGGCCCCACTGATTTCGCTTGAAACATGAAAACTTCGCCTGGCCCCACCATCTGAGGTTCGGTAAACTTATTCTCCGCAGTCAATACTTTTCTAAGAACGTCACTCCGGTTCATAATCCTTCTCCTGCTATGAGATAATCTTGTTTGTCTTGGCTGGAGTCGCCGTTATGGACGACACCGTAACTCTTTGTACGCATGGCACATGAGCTTATATTCTTGGCAAAAGAAAAGACGGCACAGTGAAGTAGTGGCTCCACTATGCCGTCAATTCTTTTTCTTTTCAGAAGTGTCGGGGGATCAACCCGCACACCGCCAATATTTTTTATTCCATTTTAAGCGCCCATCCATCCACCTTCTGATTGACCACTAAAGCTCTGGCTACCCATCCTCCCGGTGAGAATGGGCGGTCCCGCAAGCTCCATTGATTCCATCTTGTAATACAGTGCCATCGTTTGAAATCCATCTGCGTAATGGCTGGCCCAGTCGTGCACCGCAGTCTTTGAGAACACCTTCATTTCTTCATTCCACCGTCTCCGGTACATCCCGAGTGCCGATATCCCTACGTCACACCCTTTTTCGTCGAACCACAATCTCGGGAACAACTGTCTCGATGCCTCAGTGGCAATCGTCTTATCAATAGGTCTGTTCACAATCTCGACTTCAAACCCGAATTCTGACAGGCTTACAGCCAGTGATTCAGCGGTATTATTGAGCATACGTCTGTTTGCGCCATCATGCGGCAGTACATGTACCCCGAAAGTCACTCCGTTTTGCACCCGCCATGTATTCAATTCGTTGACATAATGTACGAGACCTTCACCACTTGCGCTGTATACTCCCAATGCGTGTAATTCAGTCCCAATTTCCTGCACAAGCCAGATTGTCGTAAGATCGTTCACCCCGATATCCCAGAATGTATTCACGACTGAGTTGCAATCAGGCGCCACCTTCGTGATTCTGTCATTCGCCCTAGCATTTCTCAATTCATTTGCGAAAATTGCACCGTGGACCGCGGAATCAAAATCGCAGTAATATTCCTGATTTATCGTCTCTTCAGACTTCCCCTCTTCCCTTTCACGCTGAATCATTTCTTTTGATATCGTACCGCCCATTGCGAAAGTGTCTTTAACAGTCTGCTTCGTACACCACCATAACGGGTTGCTCTTCGCCATATTGTACAACTGATACCCATGATTATGACCAAATGGGGTATTATGGCTTATAAAGCCGTTTGAGAAGAACGAATGAGTGTCTGGTATAACAAAATCGCACACATCACTTATACCATGTTCAATCGACACTATTTTATCGTAGTAATAACAATCATGTATGACGTTACTTACCACTATATTCGATTTCTTTAGTGCTATTTCCCTTAATTTTCTATATGTTACAAAATTATGCCTTTTTATATCTGGCATATTGATCCCAACTGCAACCTCGTCTCTAACTTCGTCGCTCGTCCATTGGTAGCAATCTCCATACCAATCTCTATTTGATTCTCTCAGGTGCTTCGCTCTTTTTTGTTTGCGTGACAGATAAAAACCTATACGCTGATAATAGATCCATGCGCTATAACCAACTATTTCAAGCACGAATACGGTTGAATGCACCTTCACTTTTTTCGTTGGCCTCACATCCATAGTTCTTTTTTGTGAAACGATACCGTAGTTTAATAATAGTACCTGAATATCTTCCATTAATTTTTCTGATACTGAGGCACAAGATACTCCGCCTCTTTTGGATGCACACCCATCTCCATCAAAATATCCCCGCAAGAATGCGGATACGTGCGATTCAGGCATACCAAGCAACATCTCTGGGATATCTTTGTTATGAGCACCCTGTTTCAGACCAAACCACTTGAAAAATTCCACCATTTGCTTGCTGCAATAAATATAATGAAACTCGTCATATTTTTTGAATCCGAAATTAATCAACCTTTTGTGGAGCTTTTTATCATACTTCGTCGTTATTGTTATAGCACCGTCATCCCGCATTGACCCTTCCGCCAACCACAATCCCATGATATAACACAATTTCTTATCAGCAGTAATTTTGAGATCGGGCCTTCTATTGCATTGCGTCAATTTTGACGGTATATCATCCCCCCACTGCATCTGTCCGCGCTGAATAGGCATCCTGTCACCAACTACCCATTCCTCTGCTTTTCTCCACTCATTCCCCGTCCATGTTGGATGGTTTGGTGTGCTAGTCAGTTTATAGCCACTCCCCGTTGTAATCGTAACAACGTTGCGCTGTTTTGCCTTATAGAACTGCTCTGCATTATGTAAACCGCCAAGACCATATATATTCATATCCAGTGCAGTGAATCCTTCTTTTGCGTCAGGGCAGATACTCCCAATTCTTTTCATGCCGTTCTCGGTCAGAACAATGGTGCCAGGAGCAACGCAGTAATTGAAAATTGCCCACCCTCCATTTTCCAACAAAATCGGACTGATTACTGTTTCCCAAGCCATCGGGTTCTGCTGGCTATACTCAGAGAAAACAACTCCTATCGGGTTCTGGCCACGCATTGAATTGTAATTATCGCTACCCAAAAGTTGTAAAACGGATCCATTAATTGCCTTAATCTGCATATCGGCCTTGTTCGTACTCGCCCTCAGCTCTTCCGGGAAGTGGCCCATAAACGCAAACCCGTCTCCATCGATGCCGTCCCAGATCGTTCTCTTCACTTCCGTAAACGCCGGCATGATGTACCAGTAAGTCCCGACGCGCTTAAACATCTCCTTAATCATCACATTCAGACAAGTTTTATCTTTACCAGCCCTACGGTGGATAACGCTCACAATCCGGTCGTAGCCGTCAGCAATCGCATTGTAGAGCCCACATTGATACGGTCTCGGCGTGAACTTGTACGGCAGAATGATCTTTTGACGATTTTGGTCCAAATTATTTCCCCTAGTTCGGCGCCGGTCTCTCTGGATGCTTCACCGGCACATCAATCGGCCAGTTGTATCTTATTTCTTTTTGACGGGGCAGGGCGCACCATTCTGTTGCCGCTTACCCTTGCTATGTGTGCTTTTTTGATAGCTGTCCTTATGCGGGCCAGTCCCATCTCTTTTACCTTTTGTTGTTCTTCCCATCTCAAGCCTCCTCGAATGATACACGTTCGGCATGCTCTGCTTTCTTGCCGATGTTAAATTCGCTTACAGGTCTGTAGTACCCCATAACCCGTGTCCAGACCTCGCATGGTTGACGTTCCTCATCCTGAATCGTGATAGTCCTATTCCCCACAAGCTCTTGTACCATTTATTACTCCTTTTTGCCCGGTATTGTGGATACCTACTACAACGTAAGGAACCCGTTTTCCAACTTAATGAAGTGAAGTAATCCCTCAGTATTCAAATTACCAACGCACCATCTTTCAAGTTCCAAATAAATTTCCCATCCAGGCACAAAACACGGATATAGCTCATTCCATTTAAGCCCAACCATGTCATCCCCGTTGACCCCGATCATCACTTGCCACCTTGTTCATAAGCAAGTACATTTTGTCGCATATAATAACCACAATTGACGACAAGCTTGTTGCTATTTTGGTGGATAGAAATACCCACACTTGTTAATAAGTATTGATGTTTAAGTTCGGCAATAGCTGTATATCATCAAGTGAGAATTCGTTGCAACCCCCGTTTGCATCTTTCTCTTCATTCACGACTCACCACTCCACTCCACTATAAAAATAGCCACAATCATGTTTATAATCCACCACACACCTGAAAGGTGCCCCCCCCCCGTCACTCCACTGCCTCTGGTCTTTTCGACATGCTTCCGTTAATTGAAACGCCTCAATCACAACTGGTTTCTTGCGGTACTTTGCCATCGTCTTTGCCCTCAAAAGGTGGTAATGCCCCCAGATTTGGTCTCTGGATATTATAGGGACTTATTGATATAAGCACCCCCGATCTCACACAAAAATTTTACCTGCCCCCCCCCTCTTTATCCATGCTTTCCTGCCCTGAAACCACCTGATCCTGAATCGAAACCATGATATACACCTAATAACCATCGTAACCCATTAACCAGCCTATACATTGCCATCATAGTTGACATAATATGTGTTATACGAACTACAGTGTTAATAAACAAGTTACAAAGGCACCATATCTATATTGCGTCCTTGTTCCCCTGATCGGGTGCTATCTTGCCCTTATCCGCTTCCCCTGTGTCCACCTGTTTAGCGGGCTTGGCCCCGAAGCGGTCGTGAATGGTCACATCTACATTGCCGGTGAGCTTGGTGTCAACAGTGCTCTTGTCCTTCCACCCTGCCAGGTTCTTAAGCGCGAACTGGGCGAACGTGGGGTTATATGCGCCACTTAGGGCATTGGTGGTTATGTGACGAGCTACAAGATCACGAGCACGTGCATAAGCCGCCCGGAAATCCGGATGAACCTTAGTCCATGACATAAGTGTGTCATTGCTTACACCGATGTGCTGCTCAAAGTCTACAAGGAACTTGGGCGGTGCCGGGACCGGTTTCTTCTCTTTGGTAATCTTGGTGCTGCCGCCTCGTTCTGTTTCC